CGCGCCACCTCAAGCCCTAACCGGCGACGCGGGTTGATCCAGGCTTCCAGACGCTTGATCGCCTCGGCGAGTGCGGCATCGTTCTCCGGGCCAGCCCCCTTCATGTGCAACACGGCGTCGATGCTGTAGTGCAGTATCTCGGCGCCGCGTACCGTCACGCGATCACCGACCGGACGCACGTCATCGTCATTCACCGCGTCGGCCACCAATGCCAGCAAATCGGGACCGACCGTACCGTCATCCTCAAGCCCCAAGACGGTGAGATCAACGCAGGCCGGCGAAGGACTTTCAGCGGTGGCATCGGCAACCAACGCCGAGGCATTACGGGCATGCAGGATGTAGCTGTTACGCGGGCCGGCGGTGGTCAACCCTTCGTACGCCAGCTGCACCCGCTCACGCAGGGCATCATGGGACTCCAGGATCGCCTCGACGGGAGGTACCGCCAGCGGGTCGCCCGGCTGAACCACCAGACGTTTCAGATTAACGTTGCCCGCCAGGTGATCCAGATCGCCACCCGTGGCATAGGCCAGCAATTGCGCTTTGGCCGCATCATTGACCCGCGCCCGATTGCCGAGCTTGATGTAGCTGCCGACCTCCAGCAGTTTGGTGACCGGGTCGCTTTCCAGTGAAGCCGTCCAGTTGTCACCCATGTGCCCACGGAAAACGCCCAGCGCTTCGTCATACGCGACTTCAAAGTCCAGCGGCTCCAGCACCTCCGGTGCCGGCAGTTCCGACAGATCCACCAGGGTACTCATACCCATACCTCCAACGTGCCGCGCACACCGAGGTATTCGCCGCTGACCTTCAGATTGATTTGCCCGCCCAGTACAGACAGCACGTTCACCCGCTCCAGTTTTAGCCGTGGCTCCCACTGGCCCAGCGCCCGGGCGGCCTCGGCTTGCGCGGCGCTCTTCCAGCCTTCGTTGATGGGCAGGTCGACCATGCGCCGCAGTTTGCTGCCGTACTCCGGACGCTCGCGGCGGCTCAGCAGTGGCGTGCTGAGAATGTCTTGAACGGACTGGCGTAAATGCTCGATACCGGAGATGGGCTGCCCGGTGTGGCGATCCATTCCGATCATCGGGGTTATTCCTTCTTCAGCTCGAACTCGGCGTGGACCTTGAGGTACTTCAGCGCTACGTCATCCGAGGTACTGACCGTGACCACACCCTTCGCTACGGCCAACGTGCGGTCATCCGGCAGGATCAGCGTGCGGGAGGTGTAGAGGGTGTCGCGAAAGGATGTGGTCGAGGCGGTCAGCGTTGAGCTGGTGGCGGTAGCTAGATCCTGCACCGCCGAATCGTCTTGAGGTTTGGCCATGATTGCTCCGGGTAAGAAAAAGCCCGCACGTGGCGGGCCGGGTTAAACGTTGTCGCTAGTGCGAGTGATGGTTGCTGTTGCCAGCGGTGTCGATAATCGACTCGTCGCTGGTGATGTTCTGCGTCGCGTGCAATGGGCCGTCGATGTTCACCGGCCCCTTGATGTTCACGCTGGCCTCCAGGTTGATCGCGCTGGACTTCACCGTCACGGCGTTGTCCATCACCTCGGCCTGGGTGGCACCCACTTTGATCGTGACCGTGCCGCTGGGTAGGCTGATGCTGTAACTCTTGGCCTGCCAGTCGTAGACTAGCGAACCGCCATCGTCGAAACGCCAGACTTCAACGTGGTCACGATTGTCCGGTGGCGGACCACCGTTGCCATACAGCCCGGGAATGAACGTGCCTTGCGACACATCACCGCTGGTACTGATCAGCGTGCCCTGCTCGTTCAGACTCGGCGCCCGCCAATGCCGGGCCTTGCCGGCCGCGACGCTGTGCCAACGTACCCAACCGCTGACCCATTCACCGTCGGAAACGCGACACACTGGTGGTGAGGCAGCGAGATCCACCGCGACCACATAGCAGCCCTTGACCAGGCCGGCGAGCATGCGGTCATGCTGCGCGCTGACGTACCCTGCACTCATGGCACATCCTCCGGCCGGAATGCACCGTCACCTGGTTCAATATTCAGCACCAGAGTTCCCGGTGGCTGATCCGGCCACGGCCACTGCGCTTCGCCCAGGTAGATTTGTTGGGTCCACTCCACGACCCAGACGGTGTAGCCATCCAGTTCGGGCTTGGTCCAGTCCTGCATGGCCTGAACAAATTCGGCCGGCTCCACCGCCACACCCCAGCTTTGCAGGCGCAGCAACACAGCAAGCTGCCCCGCCAGAAACACCGCCTGTTGATGGTGATCCGGTTGGATTGGATCGGTGATGACCCGCGCCTCAAACTTGCAAGCCAACCCCACCTCTCCCGTGCCCGGATCCTGGCCGGGCTCCATTTCCGCCATTTCGATAACCACCGCCGGCAACCGCACGCAATCCTCGATAGCCGGCCAGGCGGCAACGGTCTGAACACCCGGCAGGTACGCCTGCACATGCCGTTCGATCGCCCCGTACAACTGTTCCAGGCTGAACGGCTCGTCCGCTTCATCGGCCACGTCATTTCCCCTTCAGATATTTCTGCAGTTCAAAGTTGAGTTCCTGCTGCAGGACATGCAGCAGCTGTGCATCGGCCTTGCGTACCCAACTTTCAAAGTGCGGACGGGCCTGCTCCAGCGAGACCTTGGCCTTGGCCAGCGGGAAACGACTGTCATGCTCGGCAATCCACCCCGAACTCGCCCCGCCACGCACACTGACGGTGCTGTCGGGGTAGTGGTCGGCATCGAAATGTTTGCTGGCCGTGCGGATCCAGATGTCCGCACCGTTGCCGTAGACCTTCTTGTAAAAGGCACCCTGAAAACGACGACCGGCCACCGACACGCCGGACTGGCCCTGTCGTACGCGACCGATACGGCTGGCCTCCATGGCGTTGAGGCCGAACCACAACTTGCCGCTGTTGGCTCCGCCGCTGACCGGATAGGCTCGTAACCGCTGACGCACCGCCGCCACCGCAATACGTTCCTGCCGGCCGACAGTGCGGGCGATGTTGGAGCTGAGCCAACGCAAGGTCTTGTTGATCGCCCGACGCTGGGCAGCGGCTGCCGCTTTGGGCACCACGGCGGCGAAGTCCTGAAAGGCTTTCAGGTCCGCCGTCGAGGTCTGCAGGGAGATCATCCCGCCGCTGGCCGAGGGCTTGAAGTAACTGCCGACACTCATGGTCGTTTCCTCAAAATCAGGGCGACCAGACCGTCACCGCCGGGCTCCAGCTGCAGCAGGTCGTAATCGCCACCACCGTCCAGCTCCGGCAGATCCACGCGGATGAGCAGCCCCTTTTTCAGCCCGTACGAATCGCCAACGCGGATCTCAAACTTCGGCTCTCGCAACCCGGTGTTGAGCTTGCCCATCTTGGGTTGCAACCAAGGCGCGGCGAACATGCCAAGCACCGGTTCCTCGCGGCCCTCGATCCGTGCCGTGTCGCCCAGGGTTTCAAACACCACCTCGTCGATGTCGTCGACCAGGTCGCGAAAGGCCACGGTCAGAGCTCCAGCAGGATCTGCGCCCGAGGTCGTGTGCACAGGTGCAACGGGTTGGATTGGGCTTCACCGGCCATGCCTTTGTTGAAGTCCATCGGCTCAATCTTGCTGTAGTACGGCAGGCCCTCGGTGTTGACCGTTTCCATGTAGTCGGCCGGGGCAAAGGTGGAGATGTACAGATCCGGCACACCTTCTGGGATCAGCAGCGCCTTGTCGACGTGCACAAACGATACGCCCGCGACCTTGCCGCGATAGCGTTCCCAGACGATCCCACCGAACTCGAAACTTTCCCGGGCGTCACCACGCAGGGAGGCCGCTTGCAGGGTGTTGAGGTAGGTCTCCTTGACTGACGGGTGAACGATCAGCTTGTTCCAGAAGTTCTGGCCGCAGAATGCGCGGGAGCCTGAACTGGTCACGCTGCCCAGTGCGTCCTCTTGCATGTCTAAGGCTTCGCCGGCACGCACACGCAGCTCGGCATTGGGATCGTTCAGACCCATGGCCAGTTTTTGGCGGGAGACGCCGAAGGACTTGTAAATGTCCAGCAGCACCGTTGAACCGTCCGCATCCAGCACCTGGCCATTCAGTGCACCCATACGCTGGAATTCGTGAGTGGCGTCCAACTGGCGCCGCGCCTTGGCCAGACGTTTGTTGACCACATCCTGCACCGACTGCAATTCAGTGCGCTGACCGAAGGCGCGGATGCCCTGGATCTCGTCGGCCTTGATGGTAAAGCGTTGCGGCAGGTGCACGGTATTGAAGGGGATCAGCTTGCGCTTGCTGCCACCGACCACCAGGCCCGAGGTACCTCGCTCTCCCGCCGGCACCAGAGCCAGGGTGTCACCGTCCTTCTCGATCTGTACGGTCAGGGTAGTGATACCTTCTTCGCGGAACAGGCCGAGGCCGCTGATGCGGCCCGGCAGGTATTCCTGTTCGTTGATCGCGGCAGTCAACGCGGGAACGCTGAAAGCGTCGTCTTCAAAAATGGCGATATCGGCCATGGGGTACTCTCCAGAAACGAAAAATCCCGCACGCGGCGGGATGCATATAAGGAAGGAACGTCTTAGCGAACGATCAGAAAACGCGTGGCCAGAGCCTTTTCGGCAGCCGGGTCGAGGCCGGTCAAGTGCGCTTCGCTGACCTCGGCCAGACGCACCACAGCGCGACCGCGCCGCGCCACGTCTGACTGACCGAGCGGGCCGTAAAGAATGGCGACGGCGTTTTCACTGCCATCCTCAGCCGTCGGTTCGTACGGGGCAAACTCGCCGGTGAGCGTGATCAGGCCGAGGATCTGACCTGGCTCCAATGCCAGGCCTGCCGCGACGTTGATCGCCTCGCGGGAAATATTGCCTTCGCCCTCGGACAGCAGAAACTCACCTGCGTGCATCGGCTCCAATTTAAAGGTCATGGTCTTGCTCCTTTCGAGGTTTGAGATTGTGCGGCCTGACGGGCCGCCCAGATCGAGGACGGATCGGGTTGTTTGGCTTTCACGGTGACTACCGGATCATCGTTTTGCGGCAAGCTGTTATCGATTTCGAAGCCCCCACCACTACCCACCAGCTTGTCGAACAGCCGTGCGCGCACAGCACCGGCATCGAGCCCAGCCTGCACAAACTCCACAGCGCATTCCGGTAAGCGTGCCGCCACGCACAGATCGCGGATCGCTTTGGCTTGGGTCAGCGCGGCCTGGACGGTGGCCTCATCAGCCAGCTTGGTCGAGACAATCAGGGGCTCGATCAGATTGCTGATGCCGGCTTGATTGCAGGACTGGGTGATCAGCAGGGCCAGCTTGGCCGAGTCGACCACCGGGGCCGTGGATTCTGGCTTGTCCACTACCGGCTTGGTGGGTTCGAGGGGCTCAGTGAGTTGATCCAGCAACGCCTTGGGCGTGTGCTGATATTTCTGCATCACCGCGCCTTGCCCCAGACAGGCCTTGATCTGCACACCATCACCCACCTCGTCGGCCAATCCCAAGGCGACGGCTTCGCGAGCCGTGAGCCAGGTTTCGGCATTGACCAGGCGCCGCAGCTCGACCTCGTCGATGTCGGGCGCCTTGGCTTTGTAGGCTGCGATAATCACTTCCAGCGCCTGGTCCAGCGCGGTGGCCACCTTGCGCAGATCTTCAGCACCACCCGAGGCGTAGGTCCAGGGGTTGTGGATCATCAACATGGCGTTTTCCGCGACCACCACGCGGTGCGCACCACACACAGCAACGCTGGCAGCACTGGCGGCCAAGGCATCAACGCGGCCGGTGCAGCGTTCACCCAACCGCGACAAAGCGTTGTGGATCGCCAGACCATCGAACAGGTCGCCGCCGATGCTGTTGAAGGCCACGACAATCGGTGAGGTGCCGTCATCCAATGCCGCCAGGTCGCGCACGAACTGATTGGCGGTGATGCCCCAGGTGCCGATCTCGCCGTAGACGTAGACCTCGATGGTGCGCTGCTCGGCTTCGCCGCTGGCCTTCAGGCTGTACCAGTGCTTGTCCTGGATCGGCAGTTGGCCCTCCAGCTTGTTGAAAATCTTCAGGGGGGAAAGCAGTTTCATGGTTTCTCCTGGTCGTCGTGTTGAACATCGACCTCGACGAGGGTTCGGTAATTGAGGCCCAAGTCACGGGCGCGTTGAGCGTCGGCGGCGTTTTCCGCATCGACCGTTTCGGCGTCGTAGCCGGTACGCAGACACATCTCACTGCGCGAGCCAAACCCGGCATTGACCTCCAGCATGCGCGCCTGCACGTCCTGCACCGGCTGGATGTAGGCCCAACCCTGCGGCACCCAACGCGTGCGCAGAAATTCGCGGCGGCGTTTGGCGTAGTCCGGCAGTTCAATCACCCCGGCCAACACCGCCATGTCCAGCCACGCGGCGCGAACCGGGCGGCAGAGCTGGTGGATGTAGACGTTGAATTGCAGCTGCTCCAGGCGGCGCCGGAACTCATTGAGTACGACCCGCAACGCCCGGTCATTGATACCTTTCATGTCGCCAGTGAGGATCTCGTACGGCGTGTCAGTACCCGCCGCTGCGGCCATCAATTGCTGACGCATGAAGTCCGGGTAGTTGTTGCCGGCGTCCGGTGGCTTGGAGAATTCGACCTCCTCCCCTGCCCCCAGCTCCTGCATGGTGCCCGGCTCCAGCGCGACCATGGGCGTGAAGCCGTCGCGGTCAGCGGTGATCAGCTGGCCAGTGACCGGGTCACGCGGTTGCTGCCCCATGTCCTGCGACGGTCGCTTGATGAAGCCGGCGAACAGGTTGGACACTTCCTGCCGAAACAGCACCGCGTCATCGTAGTTGTCCAGACTGCGCAGTCGTTTAAGCACCGGCGACATGCGTGGCACGCCGCGCAACTGACCAGGCTCCAGCGGCTCGAAGATGTGCAGCACCTGGCTGGCCGGCACCCGCACCAGTTGGTTGTAGCCGCTGTTGAGCGACGATGCATCACGCGGGTGCGAGCGGTACATCCAGTAAGCCACACGCTTGCCGGCCGGGTTGAACTCGATCCCGGCGCGGATGATATTGCCGTCGCGGGTGGTCTCGAACTTGTCGTGCGGCACGAACTCGGGTGCCAGCGTTTGCAGCTGCAGCGGCACCACCAGACCTTCGTCCAAACCACGCGGACGCAACCGCACAAAACACTCACCCGCCGTTTCGACAGTACGGGCCACCAGCGCCTGCTGACCGTAGAAGTCGCACAGGCCGTCGGCGTCTGACTCCTCGACCCAATCCTCCCAGAGCTCCTGCAGCAGATTGCGCAGTGCTTCGTCCTTGATTTTTGGTCGCGGTGTGATGCCGGTGCCAATCAGGTTGCTGACCCGTTTGTTGATAGCGTTGGCCGCGTACGGGTCATTACGCACCGCTGCCCGCGAACGGGCACGCAGGTTGCGCAGCGCCGGGGTGTTTATGCTGTTGATGCCGTTGTCGGTGGCGTCCCAACTGGCAGATCGGCGCCCCTCCCCAGCGCCTTCGTAGCTGGCCTTGATGTTCGATGGCAGCAAGAATCCGCTACGAGACAGCGCCGGAAATTGTCGAGCCATCAGATTCCCTTGCCTCCATGGCTGAGCCGCACGACCCGCGAACGGGGGCCGGCGGCGCTGGTCAACGAACTGCGGATCTCTTCACGAGCCCTGAGCAGTTCGTCGACAGTGCGGTATTCCACCGTGCGGTCGCTGTAGCGCACGGTTTTTTCACCGCGTGCGATGGCGCGCTCGATGGCATCGAGGTGTTTCTGGGTAAAGGACATATCAGCGTCTCTTCAGGTAACCGCTGGTGGAACTACGGCGTTGAGGTGGCGATGCTGCGGGTCGTGTGTGCACGATCGGGGCAGTGGGTTGTGGCGCGGGTTGAGCTTGTCTTACGGCCGCAGGCGCGGGTGTTTCGTCTTCATCGACACGCTCGCCCTGAACAGGCTTAATGCCCAAGGCATCGTCAAACAGGCCGGACTGGGCCAATGCCTGCCGCACCCGCTCCCAGTCGTGTTCCTGGTAGCGGTTGATGCCGAGGTAATGCGCCATGGCCAGGCAGTACACCATGAGGTCGAGTGCTTCGTTGCGCTCGGCCTTGCCCTTGACCCACTCGATACGCTTGTGACCCCGGATGTAGCGGGCCACCTTGCGCTCGGCGACACACTGGGCGAAGAACTCGTCCGGCAGGTCATTGGCAAAGTGCAGTGAACCCGGCCCGTCCGGG